ATACTCAACGATATAACGATGCTGTAAATCTCTATTATCCCACGTGTGGTTAAATATATAATCTACAGACCGACCAGAACTCTTGACGTTACGAAACTGCTTAGTCACGTATTTAGTGAGATAGTGAATCCGAGCAGGAGACACAAAGTCGCAGGTAATATTACCATACCTCCAAGTATCAGATATCAGACAACGCATATCAGTAAGAGATATATCTGTATCTAAATATAGCAACGCATGATAATGAGGACGTAGAGACTCATCACCGTACTCATGACACAAGAAATACCGAACTTTGGCAGGCTGTAACGCCTTGCGAAGACGTTTCAACCAGCGTTGATAATCAGCTTTCAAGGGCATTCGCAAGTTAGAAGAAGCGTGAAACGGTAGACGTAGCAAGGAAGTATCATTGTACGTAAGAGTGACAAAAAACGCACTTTGTGAATACTGTAGTTCAACCGTATTGCGAAACATCCAAGATGACCGCTTATTGCTTTGACAAGCGTAACAAGTACCACAGGGGACTTTAATAAATTTTCCCGTCTTAGGATTCAAGACTTGTATTTGATTAACACACTGCACTTTCTAGAATGTGTTATAAGTTTAGTCCAGAAACACGCTTTGATAATGTTAAGAATCAAGTGTTATGCGCTTCTGGCACAAATGTACTACAACTAATTGAATTAGACAAGACACGATACAAATATATTTGTAGTGTCACTTGGCGATTACATATCAAGTAATAGGTAATCGCCATTCTCTGTCATGCTATTAACAGACGGGGGGGCGGTCCGAAGGACTTACTCACCATTGCCTTTGCCCCCACCTCAAAAGAGGTGAGGGGGGCAAAGGACAAGCCTTCGACCCCCACATCTGTTAAAATCAATCGGCTACCGGAGCCGTACCGGTCTCAGCTGGAGCATCAGTTTTCACCGGAGAGACCTTAGCAAGCAGATTGTCCACATCTGCGACAGTCATATGACGCACATCAAGCTTAGATATATCGGGAGTATCAAAAGTATCGGAAGAATCCGAAGACAACGACAAACCAACATTAAGAGCCTGACCGTCCAATAACTGTTTAACAAGTACAGACAAATCCACAGTCTGATTAGGTAGAGTGTCAGAAACTCTACTCTGTGGCGCACGAGCCACATACTTATAATTTCTCTTTTCCATGATTATTAAAGTTACGAATCTTTCGAATTATACTAAGAGTCAATGTCACAATAACCCAGATAGCACAAACAAGAAAAGCAATCATAACAACATAAGTCAATAAGTCTGCAAAATTCATAGCTGTACAAATTAGTTACGCGACAAATATACAAAACTAACCTTTACCTTTGGTTAATGCAACAGCAGCAGCACCAGTACCAATCTTCATAGGATCCTTAAAAGATGCCCAAAAGGCATCCCAATTAAACCACTTATCTTTATGATTCAACTGCCTATCATACAAAAATAAAGCACGATTATGAAAAGCAGCTATATCACGAATAACATTATCAGGAGGAACAGAAAGACCAGAATCTTTATAAACCTCCTTAAGCCTATCCTCAGATATATAGATCTCTCGATCAAGAACAGAATCAAGCATAGCGTTACCAGAATTAAGACCAAGAGAAACGGCCTCATATTTTGCTTTATCAATCAAATAAGGCTGTAACTCTCGAGACATCTGAGCAGACAAATTATTTAGCTCAATCTGAGACGAATGAAGAGCAATAGTAGAATTAGCCAAACTCCGATCAATAGACAACCGAGCAAAATCCATAATTCTCTGATGTTCAAAAGACAAATCAAACTGACGAGCATTTTCAGTACGATTAGCATCTGAAATATCCTTTTCAATCTTATTACGTTCAGTAGCAATATCTTTATTAGACTGAGTAGTAACATCAACATTACGCTCTGAAGTCGTATTCTGCATCTGAGTAACCTCTTTAGTCGTGGTATTCTTAGCTTCGGAGATCTCCTCATTAGATTTAATCTGCTGAGATTGCATATCTTTCTCAGCTTGTATCTTATCCTTTTCAAGCATCGCACCCACAATGGTTTGCACCATTTGCAAAACTCCCTGAGTGTCTATCGGGTGGGTCTGTGGAGGTGCAGGGGGTTGCCCCCCTGCTGACTCTATTACAGATCCTCCATTAGCATATACCAAATTAGGATTAAGACCAGCATCTTTAAGACGAGACATCTGAGCAGACGGAGCATTATACGCATTCATCTTATCCTGCATATACAGTGTCCTCTGCCACTGTTCATCGGCTCGCTCCTTAGCATACTGATTATTAACATAACCACCAATAAGAGACGCGCCAGCACCTAATAAACCGCTAATTATTTCACCTGCCATAACGATCAACGCAAAACATTACCATCATAACGAGCCAGCGGACGCAATACATCCACATTATTATAAGTGACAGAAAGCACGTGATTATTATTAGGGTCTACATGATAAGGTAATACTCCCAAAGATTCCAAACCAACATACTCAACAAAACTCTTAAAGAAAGTCTTATCCTCGCTAGTATAACTTTTACCATTAACAAAATCAAGCTCACCAAAAATAATCGGATAGCGAAGAACCACATCATTATCACTAGTAGGTATCTCTATATATGTAACATCAGACAACGGCACAGAAGAACCAGCAGAATATCCTCTAGCAGATTTACCGCCATACAAATTGAAACATAACATACCTAAAGACGGATCCCAATGATATACCATATCAGGGTCTAACCCTGCATAAGCAGTCAAATCAACGGAATAAAAATCAGGAACACCTCCATTAAATAAAGAAATATCGACACCACTCAAACCATATCTAACAGTAGCTTCCTCATCGTATCCAGAATCTCGTATATAACCAACAGATTCACCTCGATTAGTAGATGATAAACGCTTATGAGTAACAACCTTACCACTATTAAGCTTAGCTAAGAAAGAACCTAATTCCGAACTTGGAACCAAGGCAAAACCACTCAAAACAGCACTAACAAGATCAGAAGAAGAGGTACCACTACTCCCAGGATCACGACCTGGAGCAGTCTTAGAAACTGAAAGCCGTAAAGCAACAAGACGAGAATCAAAATATCTATCCAAAGGATTATCCTTATCTCCTATATAATTAAAGATACGATTATCAGGGTGGCAAGTAACAAACGGCACGGATAACTGCTCCTGAGATATATCTCTAGATAAATGCCAATAATTCAGAGACCGACGAAAATCACCTGATATAACATCATTACCAAACCTATATTCATCATAACGAGGCACGTATCCAAACGCTTCCGTCTTAGAACGAGTAACATCAAGCTCACGAGCTTCTATCTCCTGATAACCGAGCGTCGAGAAATGAGGGTTGAAGAAATCAAAGTAATTACGGCGAGTAAACAACTTAGGACAACCGCCAATGTTAGAAGGTCTTGGACGGACAAAATGCAAGCCAATGATTAAGCCATGCTCATAGACATCGTACTGAATGGAACCTGTACGATTAACCGAAACAGATTTGCCATAAGTCTCACCTACAACACCACTCTCAGATGGTGAAGTTTGGTCAACATCAGACACATTAAGTACGTACGAATCACCACCAAGGTACTTAGGAATCTGCACACGAGCATCGAGCGGCTCAACGCCGAAGAACTCCTTAATATAATTCACATACTTACCGCCGACTCTGAGAAGTCTCTCTCTAAACGACTGCAAACGCTCAGCGAGACGCATCTCGGGCACAGTAATAGTATTATCGCCATTCATATCAAGCTGTACCATATTACCATACTGAGTAGACGTCTTTGCGCTTGTAAAATAGTCAAGTCCTTCATTAACATTCATAACATCGCCAATATACTTACGTAACTCGGCAGATTCAAAATTCTCGGGACGAAGCTGATCAACATACCGCTTATCAAGGTCTGACCTCATATAATAGTGATTATAAATCAGATAATAAGCAAGTAGGGGAGTCGCGTTCAAGTCCTTAAGATACCTAGACGGATTCTCACCACCACGAGATGTAGCAAGACCGAAATACTCCAAAAGAGGCTTCTCAAGAAACAAATCATCCCAAGTATGAGCATCATACTGAAGATACTTATCCATAGAGGGTACTACATACTTACCATCAGGGTCAGTAAGTAACTGCTCGTAATTAGGTATCAGGAGACGATAAGGCACGTAATAATACCGTTGAAAATAGTCAAGTCTATGCATCAAAGGAGATAACATAGGCTGTAGACGCACGAGCGTGCTAGATTGTACGCGATATTTATCGCCTGGAACAACCTCTTGGCAAAGAAATGGGATAAGCTGTCCCATCTCAAAACTAGACCGAACTTCGTGATCTAGCGAATACTTAGTTAGATTTGGCATAGTTGTTTATAAATCTTCTATTAGTGACGCATTAAGCAAAGTAGCAAACTCCCAAAGGCTGGGAACCCATCCTTGTTCTACTTTCCACATACTATAAAGGAGAATCACATACTCCAAAGTAGTATCTATAGGCTCATCTTCATTAATCAATTGAGCGACAAAGTCTATATAAGCAGACGTATCATTACCATCCTCACGTGGCGCCCAATATCGTATTATATCACGAGGTGTAGATGCGTCGTGAAGATTGCGATAATTAAACACCAAAAGGAAAGCAGCACGAACACCGTACTTCATTTCGCTAAAAGTACAGAAACCATTCCTAGGCTCTGTTTGACCTTTCCAATTATTCGCAGAATTATAGCGAATGTTAAAGGGATTATTACGATACTTACAAGTATTCATAAGACATCAGATTAAGATTACAGACCAACCAAAGGAGACCAAAAGCACTCCAATAGCTACAAGTAGCAAGATGATAGGGATGCGGAACTTACGCAACTTGGCGAAGAATCCGACTTTAGGTTTGAGAAAACTCATATTACAAAGGGGATTTTTTGTTATTAGCTCTGATGATTTGAGACTTACGGTCTTGTATGTAGCGAGCATTATCCACATACTGTTTAACTGTTAGATTAGCGTCAGACGCGCGATCGGACAAACGGGCTGAATAAGCCTCGGGCGATATATCAGGGGAAATCTCATCTCTCCACAACTCGGGTACCAACTTACGCAAGTATATCCGAGGTAAAGCAAACGAGCGACCTCCAATAACATAGTTGGGATAAGACTCACCTATAATAAGGTGATCCCAAAACCAACGGA